ATACATCGCATATACTGTTCCAGTAGTCCAGTTATGCCTAGGAACAACATGTTCTACGTCTCCAGCAGTAATTTTTTTGCCTGCCCATGCTTGACGCCACAATTCATAATGCTTATCTTGATCAGTTTCGATAGGTGCAGGAGCAACATCTTCATCTTCATAAGACTCAGCTTTACCCAAAACAGCATATAGAACTGTAGACTGTTTTAGTGCATCCGTATCAGCGAGAGATAACGAGTCTTTAAAGACTTTCGCGTTATGAATACCGTGTTCTTTTGATATATATTTGGGCATTTAAGATACCGTTCCCGTGTAATAATAAACATTGGCTCCAGCTACAGGTATAGTTGTGTCTGGCCAAACGCTTATTAGGTTGGCTGCTGTAGCACTAGTGACTATATTTAGTTTAGTTTGACGATAGTTTTTATAAGGATGTTCAATAACTATAATATCGTTATTGGAAAAATGAGTTGTTAATGTTGTACTCGCACCAGTTAAAATAAACGAGTCATTTGTTGCTCTAATTTTTCCTGCAGAAAGCTTTCTTGTACGATTGTCTGCTACTGTAACAAGATTCATATTTAAAGGAGTGCGAGTGGTAAACTGACCAAACAGTTTTTGGCCTGCTGGATGAACAAGATTGTCTACTAAATCTTTATAACGATTAAATGCTACACCAGAAGTGATCTCATATGAGAATTCTTGGTAACGATAACTATCTTGTATAAAACCACGTTTCGTTGATACTTGTGATCTATTAGATGCATAATATCCTTCTGAATTTGCCGCATTCTTCATTGTTAATATGCCTGTTCCACTTGAAGCATCAGGTCTAGTGCTAGGAGAAAATGTGACAGTTTCTCCATCTTTATAAGCATATCCAGAATCAAGAGAGCGGATCGCTTCAATAGCACCATTAGCACCGACTGTTCCTGTAATAATTGCGTTCTGACCAAGAATACCATTATCATCTATTTTAACAATCTTTGCTGTTCCGGTACCAGCTAAAGTATCTTGTGAAGCACTTGTATAGAATTTAACTGTCGCATTTTCAATGGCTCTATATTTGATATTACTTGTGGCTTGCGTTTCATCTTGAAACACTCTTATAACAGTTTCTATTGTGGTATTTGCATGTGTTATTGTAGATAGGGCTTTACCAAACTGTTGAGGCGATGCGGGTGGTATTTGTTTAACATCTCCTTTAGCACCAGTAGTTGATTGTTCTATTCTATCATTCGTATCAAATGTCGTTATTGATCCAACGCCTGTTCCCCAATTCGGTGCAGTGTTTTGTACAGTAAGAAATACATCACGTATACCCAATGAAGATATTTGGCTATCATTTACAGATATAGTAGGCGCAACAGAATAGCCAGCACCACCAACTTTCAACGAAAGGTCTTCTATTGTACCAAACGCGGCTGTTTTAAATACAAGAGAATCACTTAATTTTGTGTATATATTTTCAATTTCCGTATTTGATGTAGTAAATGCAACGTTGCCTATAGTAGTATTTGCTCCAACTTTTCTTAATCCTTCAAGCTGTATGAATGATCTCATAGGCCCAGCGTCCCACTGACTTGTGAGATTTGCAGTTGTATTTGCAGTGACTTGAAGTTTTACCAAGTCTCTTGCAGGAGGAGAATTATATCCATCTGTTGTTGTAGCTATAACTTTCTTTACAACACCAAATGCCCCACTAGTACGTCCTACAAGTTCATCACCAGCGGCAATTGATTGTGCATCAATTTTACCAACCTGAAGAACGTGATAACCAATTGTGTTTGCAAAGAACTTGCCACTCACAAGAGTACCAATTGTATTGCCTGCTTTTTGTGCAATTTTGATACTTTCTGTACCAGTAAAATTCTTATATGTATCTACCCGAAATATTGCAGCACCTACAGTAGCATCAACCACTTCTGTAATAACAGCATTTGCGCTAGAAGTAACACCATATAAAGATTGACCAACAACAAGATTATGTCCAGAAGTTGTAGCAATCTTAATAGCAGCATTTGCGTTTGTTCTAAAATTACTAGCAGAAGTGGTAATTTCTGATGCTTCTGCAAATCCATAATGTGGCGAAGAAATAACTGTATTTGCAAATGTGTCAGATCGCCTACCCATATTTGCTGGTCGAGCCGCAGTAGGATCAGTAATAGCTGAAAATGGTATAACGGCAGCATTAGCACCGAATATTGTATTTGATGCAAATAAATTAACATTTCGTGAAATAGAAAATGTATCTGTTATATCACTTGTGCTTATAATAAAACTTGCATCACTTGTACCATCACCACCAACTTGCTTGATTATTGTTCCTGGACTACCTGTAGAAGCAGTATATCCAGAACCTCCGTCTGTTATCGTAAAATTAATAATACCAGCTTGTGTTAAAACATTCGTTACAACACCTTTACCCTCTGTTCCAGTTAGAGAAGATATAAGATCAACTTCATCGCCCGGAGCATATTGCGCTCCTCTAGATTCAACAGAAATTGAATTAATACCTGTTTCAATAATGGGTTCAAATCCTACGCTAGCAACTGCTGATTTAAGTTTAATAGCTTCTGAGTGTAAAAAGTTTCCTTTAATCTTAGATAGCGTAATTTGCATAAGATCACGACCGCCAAGAAATCTTCGCACAACATTTTCAACGAAAGCTTCTCCTTGACTTTCAATACCTTGAATAGTCTTTCCTATAAAATTATAAGCTTGTTCGTTTGATGATATAACAACGTATCGATCTATACGCCAATCACCATCAGATACTTTAAGCATCTGATCTGCTGGATAGTTAATCTCAATATCTTCATCATATAGTACTCTGAAAAGAAATTTATATGAATCGAATGTGCCTTTAGACTGATAGAAGTCTCTAATAGTTTTGGCTAATAATCTTTTATCAGCTAATACATTAATAGGAAGAGAAGGTATTACTGTTCTACGAAAATATTCAATGTATTCATCTAGTGTATCATCAATATCTTTATACGATTTTAATTTATTAAGTTCATGAACACTCTTACCAGACTGTTCCATATATTCATAATATGCTTTTACGAACAATAGAAAATTAGGAGCATCTTCTGTTAAGAACTCCGGGAATTGATTTTTTACAAGACTAGATGTTAATTGATCTATTGCCATTTTAACTCTCTGAAGTCGATGTAAACGTAGCGGCCTCAGCATCCAGCACAACTATAGTTTCTTGTGTTGGAACTATGTCTAGATTTACTGGCGATGCTGAAACTTTAATTTCTATACCTTCATAAGCAGATGGTGCAAAATTATTAACAACAACTTCACCCGTCGTATAATTAATCGTACCTGCATTTTCTACTACATTTGTTTTCACTTTTTCTTCATTATATCGATAAACATTGACATTACCTAAACCATCATCATCAAAGAATGATTGAAATCCGTTATACGTGAATGAAGTAGAATCAATTGAATTAACTCTAATCTCATTTTTAAATTTTAAAGTGATAGTTTCTGCAACGTTAGTATCAGGAGTAAATCTTTTCTGGATTATCATTGATACAGTTGTACTAAGGATTGATGTATCAACATTATCTATAACTCTGGCATATCGAGAGAAACGAAATCTTTTCTTAAATTGATTAAGATTATTAGTATTAAAAGCTACTGTTGCTATTTTAGCCATATTCGTTAACCAATCTCCAGTCCTAACTGTCGATTTAGAATCATAATGTACATTGATTGTTGGTACAGCATAGAGATAATCAGCATCAATAAATACTGGATCAACAGCTAGTGGTGTACGATCTTGAATGGCTAATTTCAATTCTGCTTTTCTATCATCAGTTATGAAATCTTCAAGTAAAGGTTTTGTAGCAATATACACTTTACCATATACTGCTGGTGTTCTATCTTCTCCACCAAAAGAAGTAACTGAAGCTAAATCTGAATTTTCACCCAATAAAATACGACTGTAATCTTCAGCTATGATAGCTCTATTTTGTGTCTCATAATTCTTAGGTGCATTAAATTTAATATCACTAACAGATTCTTGAACTCTACCACCAGTAGCTTTAGATGTAAGGGCCAATGCTACAGAAGTATAACTTGCAGTAGTATTTAAAGAACCTACCGTAAACGTGTTTGCGCCATTTGTAATTACATCATTACAGACTCGATAATCAATTATAATAATATTATTATTCTTTACCGATTTTCCTAATATACCGTCACCAAACGTAACTTCATATTTTTTATCAATTGTTTCTTGAAGAAAAAATACAGGCGACGAATTTGCAACAGCAACAACATTTGTGGCGTGAGAATACGTTGTTTGAGTTGTATCAACATCAGATTCTTGAACTCTTACTTTAATGCTACCTGTTTCAACGTTCTCATTAGGTAATATATATTTTACAGGAGTTGCCGTACTAACAGTAAATCTATGCTGAAGAGGTTCACCCTCTACAATTTTAATTTCTTTAACAAATGTATTAGAACTGTTTACAACAATAGAATCTTCAGGAGTAACAAACGTATAACCAATATCATCGATAGTCGTAGTGAATTTAGAATTTGCAGATATAGTAAAAGTACCAACTGTATTAGCTACTCCTGTAAATGTCAATGTAACATTTGCAGATGCACCACTTGCAGAGACTGGTAGATATCCTAATTCTTTTGCCCGTGAAACAACCGAATCTCTTTGCTGGGCAGTATCCAAAAACATTTCGTTTGCTAACATATTAATATAAAAGGCATTATAATGCGTATTATAAGATAATACATCCAATAAAGAAGACATTGCAGAGCCTTCAAAATTATAATCTACGAATTCTTTCTGTGTAGATAAATAATTTTCCAAATTCGTTCTAATTTGACCGAAATCTGTTTCTGTTACGTTTAAATATGTATTTGCGGCTGCCATTATCGGATTCTTTCTAGCATTAGTTCTAAGGTTTCTGGTTGTGAATCATTCAATATAGTAAAGACTATACTAACAGTTATATAATGCGAATCTGGATCGGCTACTATATCAATACTAATCACATCCGCTCTTGGTTCATAATTATCAAGGACTTGATCTATCGCAACCTTCATTGCTTCAACAATAGCAGGATGAAAGTTTTCAAACAATAATCCCCTAATGCCACATCCTATATCAGGTTTAAATGGCCTTTCATAAAAATTTGTCAGAATAAGAGACTTTACAGACTGCTTAACGGCTTCTCTGTTAATATTTCGACTAAGTTTTCCTGTTATAGGATGAGACAGAAAAGCAAAATCTATATCGCTATAAACTTCTTTTTGTCTACCTAATTTATCAAAGAAGCCTTCAGCCATTGTTAAACCTTTCGTACCTTAACTCTTCGTTCTATTTATAAAATAAATACAAGTTTCTTTACGGCCCAGCAAAAACATCTGGACTACCTGCCGCAACTGAAGTGCATCCTGCGACACCATCTCCTATTCTTCCAGCACCCATTGTATTAACAAACACAGTAGAAGAACCACTAGCAATCGGTGCTGCATGTACTGGACATACTGCTGGAGGTTTCTTATGTCCTGTATTAACATCACCCTGTCTACTCCAAGGAATATTGTTAACAAATACATTAGGCGAACCTGCTGCTCTAGTCATACCAGAACAATGTGGTACGTCTGCATCTCCAATTCTAGTTGCTGCTGGCACGTTCTTTCTCCATTAGTTTTTGTAGTCTAGTATTCCATTGAGCCATTTCTTCATGCTGTTCTTCTGTATGTGGTTCAGGTATAACATCAGGTGAGAATGTAATTACATGTTCAAACACTTCAGGTATATCTTCATATTTGGTATACGTTACTAAATTTCCGTTTACTATAAATTGAAATTCAGCCATTAGTTCATATCCACTTTTAATAATTGCTCTAGTTTTTTAGTCCAAGGTTTATACTTAGTAGACTGTTCTATCTCATTACAGTATGCGACCCAACGCAACTGTTCTAAACTAGTCTTATCAAACTTATCTTCTTCTAATACCTCTTCTCTGCTATATCCTAAAGAACAAAATTTATGAATTAATTCTTCCGCTGTATTACCAACAAGACTTCTTATCTGATTACGTGTTATATTAAGCTTTTTAGAATGTTTATAGTGTGTAGTTCCATATATAGAATGGAATAATCCGCATATAACTTCATCATCAGAGCGTTTAAATCTTATTAGCAATTTAGCAGTAGCTACTAAATGATCATATAAACTACCATTCTTATGCGGTAGTTTATCACATCCAATATCTTTCAGAAATTTCAATTCATTTCTATATTTCATATTCTTTCCACCGTCTTTAAAATTATTACTGATCTCAATTCATAACACAATTTGGAAACAGGCATTGCTTGATGATAAGTTTCAGCTTTGAATATAAAGGCCCTATTACCAACATAATTACAATATTTATCTATATCTACACGATCATCATTCCATAATGCTGTTCCACCTAACCAATGTGATTCCCAATTCAGCTTAGGATAATATATTATAGTATAATACCCATCATCTTTATGAATTGGCGGTTCTATACCATAAGTGTGCGCTGAAACATAAACACGTTTTAGTTTTAATTTTACATGATCTTTAACTCTATCACATACAGCATTAAAAATAGGATTATAGATATGACTCTTATTATTTCCAAACAGAATATTCCAATGCGGCTGCTTAGTCACTTTTGTAGAAAAATAATTATAAGACCATCTTAAATTATTAATTTCATCATCAATTCTTTTAGCAACATTTATTGGTAGAATATTATCATAAACAAACATTAGTTCAAATCTATTCTCACAGCATCTACATCCAAATTGCCTGTAATTTGAGTTGTTTGATTATCACCATACGTTTCTGTAACAGCATTGGATATTGTTTCCGCTCGTTTACCAGTAACACTTACAGTATGTAAATGTTCATTATTCTCTGTTCCATACTTTTCTGTAACATTTTTCTTGACAACTTCTGTCTTATTACCATCAACTTGAATATCCCAATCACCCTTAATATAAGTTCTGCAATTTGAATCTATAGTAAGATTAACATCGCCCTTAATATTAACATTATCAGAGCCTGCAACAATTATGTAATTGTTAGCTACAATACGAGTAACCTTTGTTCCATCTGCATCTATCTCATAAAATGTGCCAGACTTGTGATGCTCATTAATTCTTTCTGCAT